CGCTTCAGTAAGACCCACTTTTTTGCTTGTGCCTTTAGTACGCACACCCGGATACGCTGAGAAGACATTATCACTGGTATCACCACGCATACATTTTTCAAAGAGGAGCCATTCTGGGTTCGGCGCAGGTTTCGCTTCTTTGGTTTTTTTGTCAATAACCGGTCTACCTTTGTCATCAAAAATTCCTTCGTGCGTAATTACGTGTTCCATAACACCATTATATTGTCGGACATTGGGTGCTATAAGTTGCACGAAATCTGTGTCTGTACTAATAATAACATGATCGTCTTGAGGATGACTCTGTATCCAACCGGCGATGAGATCATCAGCTTCAAGTTGCGGATGTTGCATTACAGTACAATTAGTCTTATCTCGAACAAAATCTTTAAAAGTATCGAACGCTTCCCAAAACACACGTTCTTCTTCTTGTTCACGTTCGTTATGGGCGGCTCTAGCATCTGAACGATTGCGTTTATATGGCTCGTAAAAGTCTTTGCGCCAGCTACGACCTTCTAAACAGAAAATAACGTGACTGCCGTTAAACTGTTGCCACGCTTTACGTATGGAATTTAAGGTGATGTGAAAAGCCATGCCTAGCTTGATATCAGCATCGCCGTTGATAACATGTCTAGCACGAAAAAACGTGTTAGCAGTATCGACTAAAATATAGGTCATTGATTGCTCTTTATAACTTGTTTAACGTCTAAAGAGCCTGTATCGACAGGCCCACCATAATCACCGTCTACTACTACATTAGCACAGAGCTCTCGAAACCATCGGTCTACGATTTCTTCAGGAAGATCACCTTCCACTCCGTATCCTTCTTGTTTCAATTTTAACACAAACTGCTCATTCCAGTCAAGTTCGAAAAACCCATTTCGAACATTGTCTTGATTTACATGAGTATTCAAAACACCGACCCAGGGTTCTTTCTTTCGAGTAGCACGATCTTTAGGACTGAGTTTTGCCAATTCTTCTTGCTCCTGCGCAAGTTTTTGAGACTTTTCTGCTTCTTCCAATCGTTTGTTTGCTTCTGCTAGGTCGCTCTCGGCTTTGGCAATTGATGCCTCTAGTTTATCTAGACCTAATAATTTTTTAAAAATTTTCATTACGTTCCCCACGCATTTTTAAACAAGGGTACCTGTAATCTGTCCGAATATCTATACCCTAATTTCATAGCCATTTCTGCTACTCGCTTGTTATTTAGGCTGTAGATAGTTTCTACTCCACCCACAGGCATCAAGTACACAGGACCTTGAAATCCGTGAGCACGATAGATGTCTACGGTTTCTTCAGCCTCTTCTGCATCTTCCTCTGTGGCAATCACAAATTTGAGATACGTATATCCATATTCCTCATACTCGCACACCACTTCAGGTTTAATGGCACGTTCACGGCTTTCTCCAGAACAGCTAAGTTTAGCACTGACTGAGAAAGTGACTGAATTGTGTCCACGACCGAGCCCTATAGTTCCATCGTGATGCCATTCTCTGTGTAGCCAAGTTTTAAACTCGTCTGTGAGCGCCTGGGTACCGTTAGTCTCAAAAGTCAATTCTTTTAATGACTGCATTCTGGGATGACTTAGAAGTTCTGGATAAAGAATCTGCCATTTCAATAACGGTTCTCCGCCGGTGATAACAAGATGTTCATCCCGCCATTCTTTATAGGGCAGAGTATCTACTACTTGATTGACAACATCATCGATTTCCATAAAGGGACTTAGATGTTTCATAGCCGGATGCCATGTAGCATAACTGTCGCAGCCTTTCTCTACTAAAGGTAATTCTTCGTAGCTTTTGTAGAGATGAATGTTTTTGGCAACCTGATCAGGCTCATCAGTTAGCTCATCCTTAGGCATACCAAAACCAGCACACTTAAAGTTGCAGCCAAATGTGCGTAAGAACACAGAAGGCACACCCATATAGCGGCCTTCACCTTGAATACTATAAAATATTTCAGAGACTTTTAATTTTTCCATGTTTACATTATACCTTTTTTAATGAAATTTGTCAAGTCTTCTTCTTTGACAATACTCCAAGATCCGTCTTGATTATCAATCCAATGTAGATGATCTCCTTCTTGCCATCCTGCCTCATCTAATAAATCTTGAGGCAACGGCAATATGCCATCATCTTCAACTGTTAGAGTCCAATTTTTCATGTTTGAATTATTCTATTTTGTAGTTCTTTTTGTCGTTGTTTTTCTAATTCTTCAAATCGAATTTTCCTACACTCTTCTTTCACGCTGGCAGGAATATCCGGATGCCATTCGGCTGTGCCGCAATCGTAGACTATTACCGAACTAGAATTTCCAAAATCAGTAAAAATTAAAATCAAGAGTAATATTATTGATCCAATAGTCAACGCAACTCTGTCTCTCATACCTCCTCGCTGATTAGGATTTTACACATAAATGCATCTCTTTCGTCTTTAAAAAAGAAATGCATGCATTCTGCACTGACTTCAGTAGTGTACTTACCTCCCGGTAACCCAAACACTTCCATGATGTTAGCACAGGTTTCATTCCACCATGTATTGCTTTGATTTTGCCAAGGAACAGAAATTATATTATTTTCCACCGATATGCTCCATTATAGTTTCAAATATAATTCTATTTCCTTGAATAGTATAATGATTTATAGAACCTCTTTCTCGTTTCCACAGATCACTGAAATCAATATTGTTAGATTCAATTATAAGAGATCTACTTATATCTGTGTGCGTTAGACTAATATAAGGAATTTTGCCTAACAGATCTTGTATTCTTTTTCTAATGAGATTATAGATATCGATCTGATATTGTTCGTCGTAATGATATTTGAACCATCCTTGTGCGGTTCTAAGGCTAGGATTGAACCAACTGGTACGACCACAGATATCATTGGCTAATAGATCACAGTTTTTATGAAATCCTTCTTTGTGAAGGGGATGTGATGGAGTGTGTATCCTACTAGGGCTGGTATGGCTGACAATGACTAGATCGAATTCTGATAGATTTGTTGATTCTATTTGTTTTAAGATCTTGTATTCTCCGCAACCTGCTTGAGATAGGTTAGTAACATCATATCGATGAGCAAGAAGTTTAGACCATCCTAATTCAGTAAACGGCCATACTGCTGAAAAGCTATCTCCAGAGATCAGTATTTTCTTCATAACGATTTTAACCAAGATAGATATTTTTCAGCTACGAGATCGTGATATTCTTTGTTGTAATGTTCTTTATCTTCTAGATAATATTTTGTATGATCTATGTGCCGCTCTTTGAAAAATCCCTCTACAGTTTTTGTGGCGATCGTAGTATTTGAAAGATCACCGTAGTAGTTCCAGTCTTTAGGATATCTTAGTCTATCTGTAAAATTAAAGAGATATAATTTTGCTTGATTATCTCCGCAGATTTTATCCCAGGCATAGACATTTAATAGAAAATCTCTTTTTTCAATAAAACTGTTTAATTCAAAAAACAGTTTTACCTGCATGTAAGTATTCTTTCGCAGATCAGGAGTTTTAAGTCCCTGAGCTACATCAATATCAATTCCCGGAAACTGATTATAATCATCAGACAAGGCCTTATTAAATAATTGTAAATTTTCGCCTTGTATAGTTAAATCGCAATACCTATCGATGATGCCGTCGCTGTTTTCCATTTTAGTAGTAAAATGCTCTACAGGAATAACTTCGTCGTTTAGTGTCCCATCAAATCCTATGGTAAATCTATTGAACGGTGCAGTACATAGAAATACTTCGTCGATATCGTCATATCGATCGAACATAGTTTTCATCCAATCAGTATAAACACGATTGTTTACTCCGGCCATAGAGTAGATAGCTACTGGCTTGTTTGCGATTCTAGAATATTCTTCGGCGTAATTATTGTCATTCCAATAGGTGTAGGAGCCTGGTCCTTGATTAGTAGGATGACTCCAATAACCACAGGTATGACTGTCACCAATAAATAACGCTCTACTCATTTTACTCTGATTTACCATTAGTGCAGCTGTCGCCCCAAGTTTCTTGAGCACGACGCTTGTAATCTTCTAATTCCCATTCTGCTAGTCGTTCACGATACTCACCTTCTTCGAGACCATGCCAACCTATACAATCTCCAGTAGGACTTCGACCACAACCGCAGGTTCCCTGCTTTTTTTCTTCTGATATCATTTTTTATAGTTTCCTTTTTCTGGTATAACGTGTCGAACTCCTCCGGTGGGATCTTTCATATCACCGTTGCGTCTAGGAATGAGATGAACATGTGGCCATTCTACAGTTTGACCGGCAGCTGGTCCATAATTTAAACCGACATTGAATCCATCCCATTCGCCATCCTGTACTCTTTTAATACCATCATTCATTGCAGATTCAAAACAGTCCATTAAAACAGAAACTGTGTTATATTTAGGCACGAATAAGAGATGTCCGTTAGTTACTGGATACTTATCAGCAAATACTTTAACATGATAGTCTTCTTCTACTAGATCAGTCCACGGTGCTTGACTATCTTCGATAAATGCTGGTTGACCTAACATTACTTTATCAGTATCTTTCATCGTTGGTATTCCTTGCGATTTTCTTGGGGTAATGCATCTTCTTTGATAACGAATTCTCTACCCATGAGATTTCCAAAAAACACTCGGGTGTTTTCTTTATAGACCATCCGTAATTTTACAGTTTGAAAAGCCACTTCTAAAAATGCTTTAGCTTTATAATTGAGTACATGAGCTTCGACATCTTTACCGTTATCAGTACAATGAATTTTTACTTTAGCGTCGATCATTTAGTCCACCAATCTTCAAAAGGAAAATCGATCCACACAGGTATTTCTTCCTTATTGATTTCTTCGCCAACATAATCCATCTTTACTCGGGCGTTGCTGGCAAGATTATCAAATACTGTGGCAAATCTCACATTGTTGTTCCAGACTTCATTCCAGGAAAGATTATCAGGAAAACAACCATCGGGCCAATCATTTAAAATCCAGTTGATTGTAGCACCGGTATCATTGATATCATCAACTATAAGAATACGTTTTCTTCCATCGCCGGAACACATGGGATCATAATTTTTGTGACCGAATGCATCTTCGGCCATCCACAGATTACTTTCAGTAGCATTTTCTCCGCCATGATCTCTAAGACTGACTTTTAGAGTTTCGCAAGGTACATTAAAATATTGACTGATCATTACAGCAGGCAACAATCCACCTCGAGTAATACCTACTACATAGTCGGGCCGCCAGCTATCGAGACCTATGTCTCTACAAATTTTTCCAACAAGACACTGAAATTCATCCCAATTTATTTTACGCTTTTGCATTTTTCTCCCTGCGATCATTCATATAGTGTTCATGCTGTATCCATTTGTTATTGACTAGAAATCCCCATTCACGACAATGAGGACCTGGCATAAACAGAGTCCAGGCTGTCACACCAGGCTCAAGCTCAATACGATGATAAGAATTAGAACTGCAAATACGAAAATGCCCAGGTCCTCGCCATTTACGTATCTCACAACTTTTTGTACCATCAGAATTAAA